CCAAATAGTAGAAACACATTAAAAGAATATTGTTTGAGAAATCTAGGTAAGCCTGTAATTGACATAAACGTAGATGATGACCAGGTCGAAGATAGAATAGATGAAGCGCTACAGTATTTTTCTCAATACCATTATAATGGTGTAGAGAGAATGTATTTAAAATACAAAGTAACGCAAGATGACATTGATAGAATGACAACAAATATTGCTGATGTGAATGTAAAAGAAAAAGGTTCAATAGAAGAAAATATAGAGTTAGAAGAAGGCACACCTGAAACAGATAGAGGTGATACAACTGGTGATTTACTATTAGAAACTGGTAAGAAACTATTAACAGAAACTTCTATTGGTGCAACAACTGTGTTTACAGAAGCACCTAATTATATTGTAATTCCTGAAGCAATTGTCAGTATTATTAATATATTCCCTTTATCAGATAGAAATAATCTGAATATGTTTGATGTAAGGTATCAATTAAGATTAAATGATTTATATGATTTTTCGTCAACTAGTATAGTTCATTATGAAATGACAATGAGGCACTTAGACTTTTTAGACCATATACTTGTAGGTGAAAAACCATTTAGATATAATCAACACCAAAATAGATTATATGTTGATATGGATTGGGAAAATGATATAGCTGCAGGTGAATATTTAATATTTGAATGTTATAGAAAATTAGATCCTGATAGTCATACCGATATCTATGATGACTTATATTTAAAAAGATATACAACAGCACTAATCAAAAGACAATGGGGACAAAACTTATCTAAATTTTCAGGTACAGCGATGTTAGGTGGTGTTACACTTAACGGTCCTGAATTGTTTTCAACAGCTCTACAAGAACAACAAAAATTAGAGGAAGAAATTAGAAGTAACTGGGAAGAACCTCCTCATATAATGCTAGGATAATCATATGCCAACTAATGTCTATTTTGACACAGGCACGACCAATGAGCAAAGACTATACGAAGATTTAATAGTAGAACAGCTCAAAATCTACGGCCAAGATGTCTATTACTTACCAAGAAAAATAGCAAACAAAGATACAATCTTTGGCGAGGATCCTGCAAGCTCATTTGATGATTCCTACATCATAGAAATGTATGTAGATAATACCGATGGATATATGGGCGAACAAGAAATAATTAAAAAGTTTGGTTTAGAATTAAGAGATGATATTGTATTCACAGTTTCAAAAGCAAGATGGGAAACTTTAGTAGGTAACAATTCAGATTTAACAACTGATAGACCACAAGAAGGTGACCTAGTTTACTTTCCTACTACAAACGCATTTTTTGAAATACAGTTTGTTGAACATGAGCAACCATTCTATCAACAAAGTGCTTTACCTGTTTATAAATTATCATGTACTAAATTTGAATATAGTTCAGAAAGACTTGATACTGGTATCTCAACGATTGATAGTGTTGAAGATAGTTTATCAACTGATACTATGAATTTTCAGTTTACTTTAGAAAACGAAGTAGGTTCTTTCTTATTAGAAAGTGATACAGGTGAGATAAGTTATCTTATCAATGAGGACTTCACAATGGCAACGCAACAACCTACTGACCAAGGGGCAGCTTTTGAAACAGAAGCAGGTACAACAACATCATCTACTGGTGATGATATACTAGACTTTAGCGAAAGAAATCCATTTGGGGAGGTCGATGAATACTAATGTTTGGAGAACATTTTTATCATAAAACAATCCGTAATACAGTTATAGCCTTTGGTACAATCTTTAATAATATTAATATTAAAAGATTAGACGCAAGTGGCAACCCTTTACAAAATATTAGAGTGCCATTATCATACTCACCTAAAGAAAAATTTTTAGCAAGACTAGACGCACAATCTGATTTAACTGGTGATGATTCCAAAGTATCAATCACATTACCTAGAATGTCATTTGAAATTACAGGTTATAATTATGACGCTTCTAGGAAATTAAATAAAAATCAAAAGATGGCTAAAACTAAAACAACAGGTGATACTGAAAAATTAAATACTCAATATATACCAGTACCGTATAATGTTAATTTTCAATTAAATGTATTTACAGCAACGCAAGATGATGGTCTACAAATAATAGAACAAATATTACCATTCTTTCAACCCGATTATACTGTCACTATGATACAAGACGCAACATATATGGATACAAAAAGAGATATACCTTTTATTTTAGGTGATGTATCTTATGATGATAGTTACACAGGAACACTAACAAGTTTAAGAAGAATAATTTACACATTGAATTTTACTGCTAAAACTTACTTATATGGACCTATAAACACTAGTGCTATTATCAAAAAAGTTTCTGCTGATTTATACACTAATACATCAGATAAAAGTCCATTTCGTAGTGAGAGAGTTACAGTACAACCTAATCCTACAGGTGCTGACCGTGATGATAGTTACACATATACAACAACCCTTGAATTTTTTAATGATGGATTAAATTATGATGAGGCAACAGGTGATGACAAATAATGAGCAACATAGACGATAAACTAAATGAAGTTTTAGGTATTGCTGAAGTAGATAAGACTTATGAAAATGAAGTAATACCAAAGAATAAAGAATTATTAGTACCAGAAGATAAAGATCCAAATATAGATTTTGAAACTGGTCGTAAAAATCTTTATAATTTAATAGACAAAGGTAATGAAGCAATTGATGGTATACTTGATCTTGCAAAAGAAGGTGAACATCCTCGTGCTTATGAAGTTGCAGGACAACTAATTAAAACAGTAAGTGAAGTATCACAAAACCTTTTAGATTTACAAGATAAGTTAAAAAAAATTAAAGAAGTGCCAAACACTGGACCTAAGAATGTTACAAATGCTTTATTTGTTGGTTCAACTACTGAATTACAAAAGATGTTAAAGGAAAAAAAATAATGAGCATGATATTTTTTAGACAAAAGTTGCATGAAGTAATTACTCTGCCACCACCTCCAAAAGATGACATGGCAGAAGCACTTGAAGTTGAAAAAATAGTAAATGCTAGAACAGCAGATCAAGTTAAGTCTGTTATGGATCATGACCAAGATCCTTACTTTGCAATTAAAAAGGTTATTAAAAAATATAAATTAGAGTTTCATCCACATGAGCTTGAACAAATTTTAAAAGAGTCCGTACCGATTATAACACACTTTAAAGATTTTTATAATCGAAAAAGACCTCATGTAGTTTTACCTAAAATACAAACACTACCAAGTAAAACAAATAAAACACCTGCTTATCCTAGTGGGCATGCTTGTCAATCAGTTATAATTGCAAGATATGTTGCTGGTAAAGAACCAAAAGCAGAAAAAGAATTAATGGCTGCAGCTTACGAATGTGGTTATGGTAGAGTGATTGCAGGTTTTCATTATGTATCAGATTTTAATATTGGTAATTTACTTGGCGAAAAAATGTATGTGCTTATGAATAAGATGGACTTTGGTATGGAGTTTGAAGAAAAAACTTCTTTTAAAAACTTTCAAAAGTCATTACAAATTTAACCTATGAATAAACATGAACAATACCTAGGGAATCCGAACCTTAAAAAGGCTCACACTAAATCACGCTTTACTAAAAAGAATGTACAAGAGGTGATGAAATGTATGGATGATCCTAAATATTTTATTTCAAACTATTTGAAGATTGTTACAATTGATAAAGGTCTTGTACCTTTTGAGATGTATGATTTTCAGCGGGAGATGGTTGATAAGTTCCACGAAAATCGTTTTACGATTTGCAAGTTGCCAAGACAAAGCGGTAAGTCAACAATTATAGTATCCTACCTCTTACATTATGTTTTATTTAATGACAATGTGAATGTTGCAATATTGGCAAACAAATCTTCTACAGCAAGAGATTTACTTGGTCGATTGCAACTTGCATATGAACATCTACCCAAATGGATGCAACAAGGCGTTCTCAACTGGAACAAAGGGTCACTTGAATTAGAAAACGGAAGTAGAATTGTAGCGGCAAGTACATCTTCTAGTGCTGTTCGTGGTAGTACCTTTAACATAATATTTTTAGATGAGTTTGCTTATGTGCCTAATAATATTGCTGAAGAATTTTTTAGTTCAGTTTATCCTACAATATCTTCTGGTAAAAAATCTAAAGTGATGATAGTATCTACACCACA